ATGGTAATGGGGACGCCCTCTCTGTTCTCCATACTCACCGACCGCGTAATAGCGAAAGATTCCGAACTCTGGATTTCCTGATAGAAACTTGCGAAGTCGTTTGAAGTAGTTAACCAAGTCAGGAGGGAAGAGAGTCCCGGACTGGCTGGCGACTGCCACGCTCTCAGAGGTAAGCGCATCAAAAGAAACACCTCCATCGGGGAGTTGATCGGGCAAATTATCTCGATCATAGGTGAGGGTAATGAATTGATTACTTTCATGGCATGCACTTTCTAGAAGCATGCGAGATATCCACTCGCGTTTGTAATTGATTCGACAAAAAAGGCACTGTCCACATGGGTGAACAATGCCACGAGATTCGACCATCTTTTTGCAAAGCATGAAGCCTCACATACGGAAGCCGATACGCATACGACGGCGACCGCCGAAGCTGCGACGACGACGGGAATAACCACGGCGACGGTACATAGCATCTCCTTTCATCGGGCAGGGTTGAAATTAGGAAATTTCGCACGTTTGCCCTTAACGTACGCATCCCACATTTTGTTTGAAGCCTCAACCGCAGCCTTCTGGTTGGCGGCTCGAGCAGCCCAAGCACCTTTAGCAAAACGAGCAACAGGCCAAAGCGCAAGACCAGCGAGAGCAAGGTTCAACGCGGCACCATAGTCGATACCGTAATGAGCGGAAAGGTCACGAACAGTATTCGAAATCTCAGAAGACTCCATGTCAACACCGGCAGGCCGAATATAAAGATTTCCACTGGACGAATCACGCCACATTTCGCCGCCCGGATGGACGCCGGGAGTGAGACCAGAACCGGGACGAGTTTGAGGTAGCAACTCCACGTCTTTCATCTTAATGCCAGTGCCGGAAGGTTGCTGTACACCGTATTCACCTGGTGAGGTTTCCCACGAAACGGGGTTACCAGGTTGAGCAGCGAGACGATTGGAAGAAGCTCGTTGTTGTTGAAGGTCCCACTCAGCTTTATCAGCTTGAGCCTCAGCAAGACGCGCACGGGCATCGTTGTACCGCTTGAGGGAAGGATCGTCTGGCGAGCGAGGTTCTGGGGGCGGAGGATCGTTAGAAAACGACAAAGAAGCAGAGGCACCACCGGGAGCCGTAGGGGCCGAAAAACTACCCATCTGGGCACCGAGAGCGGCGAGTGGATGTAGTCCGGCAGCTTTCGCGGCATCAAGTTTACCCATCATGCCTTCGTAGTTTGAACGCCGGTTCATGTCCGCCTGCATAGCAGCATAACGCACAGAATCTCGGTACTGAACATCACGCTGACGCTGAAAGTCGGTATCGCCACCGATCCAAGATTGGACGCGGTCTGAAATTCCCTCGAAAGGGATAACAGAGCTGAAATCAAAACCCATGGTTCACCTGCAATTCGTTTTTGTAGGACGCTTACGCGCCGGGTATTTTCTTTTTGAACCGCCCACACCACCTGCAAAGAGTACTTCTCTGCGAATAGCGTCTTTCGCGCACTTTATAGCACGCTTCGGAAGTTTGGGGGCAGCGGAATATGGCTCGGGAAGTTGCCTAAACCATACGGTAGCACGGCCAGAGGCACGACTTTGAACCGTCGGGGACGGGAATCGGTTTGGCCGATTGGTGTCAGTTAGCACAGTACGTATCGAGGAACGTACTGTGCGGGGCCGACGCTGGACCGCCGGAGCAGGATGGACTAGCGGGGAGTAGATATCCTCGTCAAGCCGCGCTCCGGGGTCTAGGAGGCGTTCGGCGGAAGAAGGTAGGGGGGACCCCCTACCCACCCCCGAAAACGCGTCTGAGCCTGTTTTATTGCGATTCCGGCTCATTTGACTTTACTGAGGCTTTGGCAGCTTCTGTAATGGTTTGCTCAGCATGGGGGGAAATCCCCCCATCCCCCCCGGATACCGGCTTAGCAGTGTCTGACGCGGGCTTAGGTTGAGGGTCTACCGGGGGCATTTCGAAATTTTCTTCGTAGGGTGAAACCCAAGTTTCTCCATCCGGGAGGTCAAAGTCATCAAGGTCCTCGAGCGTATCGGACTGTTGCGCCAGTTGTTCAATGATGCGCTGCTGGTGAATGATGGCGCGGATACGGTCATCCGAGGATTGAGGAACGCGAAGGCGAGTAGGAATGGCAATCGGATCGCCGAAATTTTCCTCGTAGCCCGCTTCGTTGATTTTGAAAGTGGATCCCATAAATTACTCCTATTACTTAAGGAACGATGTACCAACTTGAGGAACAATGCGGCGCGCAACGAGCTGATGACGAGCAGCACACCAGAGGACATTGGTCGACTGGGATTGAAAGGGCCGCTTAGCAGGGTTCGCCGTGACAAAGTCAGAGTTGAGGGTAGGGCTACTAGCGAACAGACGCGCAAAATGCCAGTCATCGAGGAGCGTGCGGAACTCACCATGAACCTGAGACTCACTACGCCGGTATTCGTCATAACGGTCCTGATAACCAAACGTGCCGTCGGGCGTCGAGTGTGCACTGTAAATCTCCTTGTTCAAAACAGCCTGTTGACCGATGTGAGCGAGCTCCATCTGAAAAAAATCCTCTTTGGTACGCCGGTTCCAATGACGGAACAAACCTTGGGGATACATGGTTTGAGGAAGCACGTACGCGACCGAAATGACGTAGCCATGCTCCTCGAAAAATTTACGATAACGATTGGAACGCAGACCACCGATCCCATGACCATAAAGCTGACCAACACCGTCAGGCGAAGAATCAGTAGCCCCGGTTTGAAGGACCTCTGAAAAAGCAATGGTTTGACGACCACCACCGAGATACTCGGGACGTTGGAGACGAGCATCAGAAGACACGACACCCATGTAGCGTAGATACTCGGTATAGCGCGAACCATAACGCGCACGTGCCTCGTAGTAGCGCTGCAGACCGAAATACTCACGAACAGTGTTGAGGTCAACACCAGTCGCGGCCGAAAGATCAGCATAGAGAGCATTATCGGCACCAGGACCACCCCAGCGGTACGCTCCTGCAGAACCAGAGGGATTGGCAGACGTAGAACCGGGCACCTTCGAAGTACCCGAACCAGAAGGATTAGAAAACTGCGCCGACACAATGGGCGCAGAGGTACCAATCGGCAAAGTAAGAGTAGGACCTTTCTGCTCCCAAGGACGGCAGGTAGTGAAGTAGTCTTTCTCCCACGCGACTTTCTGAAGCGTGGTACTAGTCGTTGAGTCAGGGCCGGGATCAGTAGAAATAGGCAACTCGACCATCAAATCCTGATCGCGGTAATTCTCGTTATAAATTTTTGCGTACGCACGAAACGGGATCGCAGAAACGGCACGAGCGCTGGCCACGGAAGGAGGAACGCCAAGGTAATCAGCCAACGAACCAACGGCCGCGTTATTAATGTTGATGGTGGGAAACACCGTGTCGTCAAGACCATCAGGACCACCAGTAATGAAGTTCTCAAACTCCGGAAACACAACACGGGTAGGAACATACCAGTGATGAACCGCCATGCGAACAGGATGCATAGGAGGAGTGGCAAGAGGAGCACAACGCACCATAAGCGACGTGGCGTGCTGGAAAGTATCACCGGGGAGCACCTCAACACAACCAATAGGGACGAGCTGACCCATGTCAGCAGTAAAGAGTTGCGTATGACCAAGATTATGTTTAGATCGTTTCATGTTTAACCTTTAATGATTGACGAGACTCTGAATTACGAACCCTTTGCTGGCGAGTCTCAAACCGGCTGGGATTCATCAAATCCTCGAACGCCCTCTTAGCAGCTTGCGAGCGATCAAGCACAGCCTGCACTGTATGGGCGTCGTGAAGAGCCTGCGCGACATGGAGGGCGTCGCGCGCCGAAACAAAGCCTTCATCTTCTAGACTCCTTCGAACATATCGGGGAACTGGGTACTCTTTGCCGAAGAGACGAAAAGTGTCGGGGATGAGATAGACGCCATCGGGTAAGGGAGGGGCCGAAAGAATGGACCGTCTGAGTTCGGAGATGGCAGGACCTCCGATTCCCGGGTTTGACGACTGGACCGAATATTCAGGATATCGACGGAGTGAAACAAGATCTCTGTTTTTTTCTCGGTACTTGATAGCGTAGGAAATGCAGTACTCGATTGACGCCAACTCAACATCCCCGACATGGACACCGCCGTGCTTCCAGAGCCCACGGTGAATTTCACAAGGGACGGCGCATCCGAACGCCATAACATGGTAATGGGGACGCCCTCTCTGTTCTCCATACTCACCGACCGCGTAATAGCGAAAGATTCCGAACTCTGGATTTCCTGATAGAAACTTGCGAAGTCGTTTGAAGTAGTTAACCAAGTCA